AAAACGAACGCCTCACGGAGTTCCTCGACAACCAATCTGGCGGCGGCGGCGGCGCACTCTACATCGACGGCACGCGCATCGGTCAGGTGTTGTGGAACATGTCGCGCAACGGTCAGCTCAAGATCTCGGCGAGGGCAATCGTATGAGGATCGCCGCACTCATGGCGTTGCTTGCTTCGATGGCTTCCGCTGACGCTGGCCAGTTCACGATCGAATGGGACAACACCAACGCCAGTCCGGCCGCCGCAGTCTACGTATCGCCGTGGCCATTCTCGCAGCCGGCCGCCGCCCGGACGGAGGTCGCAACCAATCGATTCACCGTCACGAATGTTCCGCCCGGTGTCTATTCCGTGCGCGTGACGGCAATCTCAACCAACGGAATCGAGTCTGACCCGGCCGCGCTTGATGCCGTGATGCCGGCAATGATGATCCGCTTATCGATCGTTCAGGACACGGTGACAGCATCGATATTCAGCGCTCCTGAAATCACAGGTCCATTCATTTTGATTTCCAACGTCGCCGTGAAACTGAGAACCAATCTGCCGCGGTCATTCGTCCGCGCGCGACTCACCGGTCCTCCGCTCACACCTCCGTTGCCATGAGGTTCTTTTACGACAACGAACTCGACAAGACCGGCGTTATCGTCACGCCGTCGTCAGAGGTCTCGACGCTTCCCGCCATCAACATCCTCAACGAATTCAAATCCAAGCCATGGCGGACGGGAACCAGCGTCGCGACGGAAACGCTCGTGATGAACCTCGGCAGTGCAAAGGCGATCACGTCGATCATTCTGCACGGTCACACGCTGACCAGCGGCGACACGACGATCAAAGTCGAAGCCAACTCGGCCGATGCTTGGGGCGCGCCGCCGTTCACGCAGGCGTTGACGTTTGCGGCCAATACCATCGGCCAGGTGTTCGGTTCGCAATCGTTCCAGTTTTGGCGCCTCAGCTTTACCAAGAGCGCGGCCGGCGTTTCCCGCGATATCGGCCGCATTCATCTCGGCACGTACTACGAGACGACCGAGCAACCAGATCACGAGGGTTACTCCGAGACGTTGGACGACGTGGATCGCCAGACGCGAAGCCTCGGCGGACAGGTCTACACCGAGGTCGTGAACGGGTTCAATACCATCCGCGCCGACTTCAGCAAGTCGCCGCATACGCAAGTGGATTCGATCAAGACGGTCGCGATCGCAGTCAGGCGCTACAAATCGTTCTTCATCCAGACCGACACCGTGACGCCGTTGGACACGTTCTACTACGTGAAGCTGAAGAAGACGTATGCGCGCAGCGTTGCCGGCATGGACTCGAACCTGATCTGGAACGTTGGCCTCGAAATGGAGGAACAGGTATGACCGTTGCGCAGGCGCTACTCTATCCGACGGCGCGCATCGTCATACTCGCCGAAGTGACGGCCGGCTTGTGGTGCCGCGCGTGGGTGGTCGATGGAACTTTCACACTGACCTACAAGATCTCGACGACGCTCGAAATCTCGTCGGTGCGATGGAACCGTTCGACCCTGTTGACGCAACGCGCCTCGGCCGCTCTGGTGGACGCCAACGCCGGATCTTGGTATTGGGACGGGACGGTGCTTTGGGTCCGGCCGTTGTCCGGTTCGATCTTCGATGCGACGGTTCAGGCGATGGCGTCGTTCTACTGGGCCAATCAGCCGAAGATCCTAAGCAATCGCTGGTATGATCCGCGGCTGATCTCAGCGCCGGCACTGCAACAGCGCATCGAGGCCACGTTCGCAGGCCGCACGCAGGTCGGTGGCGGCACATTGTCGCTGATCAACAATGACGGCTTTTTCAATTCGTTTCAGGATCTGCAATGGGACGCAGGGACGGCGGTGATCAAGATCGGCGTCGATGTCCCCGTCGATCAGGATATGGCATTCGGTGACTATCAGACGATGGCAACGTGGCGGCCGTCGCAATGGACGGTCGATGAGACGACGTTCACGTTAAAGCTGATCGAGCCGACGGCGCGCATTCATTCGAAGCTGCCGCTGACGTTCTACGACCGGACGATCTACCCGACGATCGATGATCAGGCTGTCGGAAAACCGATCCCGATCGCTTACGGCCGACTTTACGGCGTGAAGCCTACGGTCATCGATCAATCGCTGAGAAAATTCAAGGTTGCCTCCCATGCGATCCGCGAATTTAGCGAAGTCCGCGTCAGACAGGACAACGAGTTCCTGATCACAACGACGGTCGCTGCCACATCTTGGGGCCTGTATTCCGGCACGACGTATCGCTATTACGTACCGGATCAGAAGATCAAAAACGTCACGTTCAATGCGGTCAGTTTGACCGAGAAGAATTCGATCGAGGACTGCGTCGCGACCACCGGCAGCTGGGCGTCCTCGGACAATTTCGTCTACGTCAACCCGAGCGGCGGCCAGACCATCAGCAGCGGAACCTACGTGGTGAACTCGTCGAAGACATTCACAAGTTTCCGCACGATCCAATTTGCCAGCGTTGACACGGCAAATGCCGAATTCACGCTGGACACGTCGTGGTCAACCGGCCAAGACGTGTCGGTTGACATCCTCGGCAAACTCGATGGGACCGGCGTGCTGATGACCAATTCGTTCGCGATCATCGAGGATATCCTCGCGCTCGTCGGCGAGACGAACCTGAACTCGGCATCATTCACGACGGCCAAAGCACGGCTTCAGATCGGTCTCGATGAATCGGCGGCGGCAGTCACCGTGCGGAACGTTGGCGTTTACCTGAACGAAACGCGCGAGGCCATCGAGACCATCAACGATATCCTCGCGATCATCGGCGGGTTTATCTACTCCGACTCACTCGGTCAATACTACGTCGGGTTGTTTCAGCCTACCGCTGGCGAAGCGTTGCAGCTCATCCGAGACGCGGACATCATGACATACGAGCAGGTCAACGATGCCGAACAGATCATCTCAAAAGTTTCAACGACGTTCGCCGAACGGAAGCAGGACGCATGGACTCAACTGGTAGCCAAGGAAACCGTCGGCATCCAATACATCCGTGATCAGCCGCAGCCGGCAGTGAAAGATCAGTTGGTGGAATTCCCGACCGAATCCGACGCCAGCAACTGGGCGCAGCGCGTCTTGGTCGTCGAAGGCAATCCGCTGAAAACATTCAGGATCACAATGGCTTGGCTCGGCCTGCTGCTGAAACCGGGCGATCAATTCCTGTTCCAGTTCTCGGCCAGGTCCATCAACCGGGTTGTCGAGGTGCTGGCAACGCGGATCGATCTCGGGACGAAAATGATCGAGGTGACCGCAGGTAATCTGCGCGCTCAGAACGATTCGGCCGGCTGGTGGGTAGCTGATGCGGCCGTGCTTCCCACGCGGTTCGCTGCGCTTGTAGGCTACGGCGCTGGATCGAATGTTTGGAACAAGAATTGGCACGCGGACATCAAAGCGTGGGCGCGTCAAAACGTCGGGTATTGGACGGATGCGAATGGGTTCGCGGACACTACCGATGCAGATTCGTTTATTCCATCAAGCTGGATTTGAAATTTTATGGCTTTCACCAATATCACGAAACCGGCCGTTGGCGACCCTACGAAAAAAACCGCATTCGCGGACGCGGTCATCGATGACCTGACGTTTTTGTACAACCAATTCCTGTCGGTCGTCGGCAGCCGCGAGATCGTCATCAACGGATCATTCGAGAGCGACGCTGATGCCGATGGCATCCCGGACGGTTGGACGCGGACGCTTCAGACTGGCGGCGTTTTTCTGCATGACACATCAACCTCTGCAGCAGATGGCAAATCGAGTCACGGAAAACGGAGCGTTAAATTTACGAGCGACGGCGTCGGAGGTCATGGCGGTGGAGATGTGACGACGACCGATTTCATGGAGTGCACCAACGCGAAAATACTCGGTGTGCTCTGGCAGATGAAAAGCACGGCCGCGAATGCCGGAAATAAGGTGACGGTGTTTTTTTACGACTCTACGCAAGCGGCCATCAGCAACACCGATATCTACAGCAGCACCGCCAATCCTACGGCATGGAGCGTGATGGCGAGCATGACCGCCGTCCCCGCAAATGCGCGGTACATGAAATTGAAATTCACCGGCTGCGATTCCGCGCTGTCTACGGTGGTTGCTTCGACGTGGTTCGACGATATCCGCGTTTTCGTTCCTCAATACGCGCTTGAGCGACGGATGGATTTCTTCTCGGCCGGATCGTTCACGTGGCGCTGTCCGGCATCGGTGCAACGAGTGTTTGCACTCGTTGTCGGCGCGGGCGGATCCGGCGGCGGCGGAACGGGTCTGGCAGGCGCTGGCGGTGGGGCCGGCGGGTCAGCCTATGGGTTCCTGTCCGTGACGCCGGGCACGGACTACACGATCACGGTCGGCGCAGGCGGCACAGGATCTACTGGTGCCGGTGTCGCTGGGACGGCGTCGTCATTTTCCTCGATGACTGGCAATGGCGGCGGCGGCGGCGCGATCACCAACGGGGCAGGAGGTGCGGGCGGGACCGCATCGGGCGGTCAATACAATCAGAGCGGGACAGCCGGAGACTCGCGCACGGACGCCACGCATGGAGGCAATGGCGGGCTGAGCTATTATTTCTCGTTGCACGGCATCGGCGGCCAGGGAGCGAGTCCGCTGCCCACCAGCGGAGGTCGCTATGGCGGAGGCGGCGGCGGCGCTGGATCGTTCAACCCGACCAATGGCGGGGCGGGCGCCGATGGCGCGGTCATACTGCTCGTCGGGGACTTGAGTTGATCGCGAAATGGATTCGCGCCCACGTAGCGAGGCGCAAATCGGATCGCACCTGAGACGCTAAAAAGCCCGCAGGGTGATTCCTGCGGGCCGTGTGCGACCGCGGACTCTGCTACAGCCGCCATTCGGCGGCGGCGGGGCGGATCAGGCGCCAGAGCGCAGGCAGGGTATCAGCGCTCACCGAACGCAGATACCCGTTGGCCGACGCTACGTCGGCCGAGAATCCGCCGATCCAACGGCGGCGGGCGGCCAGCGCCACCTTCCCAGCGTCGCGGTGCAGCGCCAACAGGTAAGATGCCGCGGTGTGTCTCAGCGCGTCTTCGACGATCCGTGTCTCATCAATGCCGGTTGCTTCGCTTCGCCGCTTCAATTCCTCGTGAACGTCCGGACTCAGCCGGAAATTCTTGGGAACTTTTTTTTGCGACGGTTTCATTGCAAATACAGTGTTTCCACATGCAGCGTAATTACGCAACAAAAGATTTAAGTTGTCCGCGCATTCTGACGTAGATACATCTATGCGCGCAATGAAGAAAGAACCACGGAAGGTGCACAGGAACTTCAAGATCCCGCAGTATCTACACGATCGCCTTGTGAAAGAAGCCGAGAAAACCAGACGCACGCAGACCGCGATCGTCGAACTCGCATTGGAGGCATGGTTCCGGACCAAACAGCAGGCCGCATGAACACCATCACGCGCGAGGAAGCCGTGAAAGCCGGGTTCCGGCCGATCACAGCGCCGTACAGTCCGACCGAAGCACGGATGCTCGAGGCCGCGGTTCGCCAGCTGGCCGGGTGCAAAGTGATCGTGGTGACAGAGCCGGCTGGATCAACGATCTGGCGCGCAGCGCAGGAGGTTTCAGGTGAAGACAACGATTACGATCTATGATCACACCCCGCTATCAACTCGTACGAGTGCCGGAACTCTGGCAGATCGTGGACACCAGCGACGGAGAGATCCTCGCCACGCTCACCAGCCGAGACGCTGCTTCGATGACCTGCGCACATCTGAATCGCGGATCGATCCCGGCCGAAAGCGTCGCGCCGAATGGCAGGTGGACAGACACAATTTCGGAGGCAGTGGAAAACGTGAAAGATAATCTCCGCGCGCTCGATCCTTCGGGCTCTCCTTCCCGCCCCACCTCCGAATCGGGCGCGCGGAATTTTAACATCAACCAAAAGGAACAATGAAACGACAACTGAAACTCTATCGACAAGGCGACGTGCTGATCGAACGCATCGAAACCATTCCAAAGGCCGCCGTGAAGTTCGTTCCGATTGGCGGACGGATCATCCTCGCGCACGGCGAGGCGACTGGACATCACCACAGCGTTGATGCCGACGCTGCGGACTGGTGGAAGACCGACGGGCAAACTTTCCTTGATGTATCTGCGCCGACCGAGGTGGTCCACCAGGAGCACGCGCCGATTGCGCTTGCGCCTGGGAAATATCGGGTTCGTCGGCAGCGGGAGTATTCACCGGAGGCAATTCGGAACGTTGCTGACTGATCCTATGAAACGCTACAGCCTCACCGCCGAACATCGGGCGCGACTTAAACCGTGGGCCGATAAATGGATCGCAAACGCGATGTCAACACGTCCGATGGATGCCGCCGACAAATCGGCGATGATTACGGCGATCAACGGTCAATATGCAGCGGCTGGATTCAAGCATCCGCGCATCGTATTCGCGCAATCCCCATTGGTCGCTCGCGTAGCGTGCGGATTCGCGTCGTGGATCTGGTATTTGCGTAATACGCGCGCCGCAACGCACGCCGCAACGAACGCCGCAACGAACGCCGCAACGAACGCCGCAACGAACGCCGCAACGCGCGCCGCAACGAACGACGCAACGCGCGCCGCAACGAACGCCGCAACGAACGCCGCAACGATCGCCGCAACGCACGCCGCAACGAACGCCGCAACGATCGCCGCAACGCACGCCGCAACGAACGCCGCAACGCGCGCCGCAACGAACGACGCAACGCGCGCCGCAACGAACGCCGCAACGAACGCCGCAACGATCGCCGCAACGCGCGCCGCAACGGACGACGCAACGATCGACGCAACGATCGACGCAACGCGCGCCGCAACGGACGCCGCAACGGACGCCGCAACGGACGCCGCAACGATCGCCGCAACGAACGCCGCAACGGACGCCGCAACGATCGCCGCAACGATCGACGCAACGGACGCCGCAACGATCGCCGCAACGCACGCCGCAACGAACGCCGCAACGATCGCCGCAACGCACGCCGCAACGAACGCCGCAACGCGCGCCG